GGTTCTTTCCTTCCTTCTTGAGGTTAAGGTTAGTTGTTAGGGTCGATCCGTCCCTCTTGACGAGCAGAGTCGAGTTCGCTTTCCAGCTTTTCAAACTCCCACGGCTTGAGACTACGGATTTCAGAAGCCTTCCAAATGCGAGTCTCTCCGCTCTGTTCAGATGTGATGTCCCTAGCTTTAGGGGCACGTACTGAAGTTGCAGCGTCGGTTTTCGCCTTGCTAGTCTTCTTTTTTGAGATTCCTGCGTCTGCTTTGTACAGATCAAGAACTCGTGAGGCCCAACGAGCGTCAGTATTGTTTTTGTAAATACCGTCCGAAATGGATTCGGGTTGCTCTTGTAGCCAAGCTAAAAATTTGTCGTCCGATTTGATCGTATCGAAGTCCGGATGATTAGCTGTTAGTTCGCGGTAAGCAGCCTGTACTACCGTTTCCTTCTCACGCTCCTTAATAACTTCCAGTTCTTTCTGGAGTTCGCTGGTGCGTTCACTGGCTTGCATCGCTGCTACAGTTTCTACTACACCATACACATCGGGGTATTGCGCTTTGAATTCTTCCAACTCTTCAACTGTCTTCGGCATAGGCACGTTTGCCTGCTTTGTTGCCGCTTCTAGTTGTTGCTTTTCCGCCTGAAACTCTGCGAGTTTTGTATCGTAGTGTCGCTTCAAGTCATCGTATCGCTTCTTGTAGTCGTGATCCGGTTTCTCTTGCGTCGTCTCTACAAAACTTGTAGATTCAGGTTGGTCGGTATCTTCGCTTGCTTCTACCTCCGGGGTATCGTCGTCGTCTTTGTAAACGTCCTCACGATAGTTGCCTTTGTAGAGAGTCTCGCTATTGATAGTTCCGAAAGAGTCGTTCGGCTTGTTGGCTCTTGCGCCACGTACTTGTTTTGCCATTTTATTACCTCTGGTTAGCGGGGCTACTTTGGCTTGTAGGTAGCCGCTCCGGTTGTGTCAGGGCCGCGTTGCGGGTAGCTGACGAATTCTATCAATTAATGCCTAATTCTTCTTTAGCAGCGTAGTATTTTTGCATTGACGCATCGTTGCCAAAGTGTCTTCGTACCAAGTCTTCTTCTGACTTGCTCATTCCTGCTTTGTATCTCATGTACAAACCGGCAAGGGTGGGGTAGTACTTTTTATGTTCTTTTAGGGATATATTGCCGTAACCTAATCCCCGATACTTAGCTTTTTCTTTTTCTGAGGCGTTTGTCTTTTTAGATGATCCCTCTGGGCCTACGTAGATATCTCCATATTTTTTTACGTTAAGTGCGTTACGCCCTTCTGTAATTAATTTTTCGTAATATTTTTTAAGTCCCGGATCAGTTTTAAATGCTAGGTCTAGTTCTCCAAACCTGTCAGTTTTCATAGCCTCTAGTGTTTTCTTTGTGATTTGAAGGGGACCAAATGCAGAAGATTCTTTGCCCGTTTTATCAGACCGTGTAAAAAAATACCCTTCGTTTCGATCCTCATACCCTCTAGTTTCTACAAGAGTCAGGGCTTTTTGCACCGCCCCTATATCAATATTATTAACAGTATACGGAGGTAGTCCTCCTGAATCGTACTCTTTTTGTTGTATGAAACCTGAAGGAGTGGGCGTTGTTACATTTAAGCCCGACTTCATTAATTCGATTGCAGAAAGCGGCCCAGCATAACGAAGCATACCTCCGTCACTGTATCCACCCAAAAATCCTCCCTGCGCTGCAGCTTGACGACGTTCTACTTCGGGCTTGCCCTTGTCGTTTTCTTTGTTGAGGGCGTCATACCCGCCAAACTTGCCAATGTCGTCTACGTCGATAACGTACTCGCCCTTAGATAGGGCCACGTCCATCATTTCGCCACCCTTCGCTGCCCTGCGTTTTTGCGGCCCTTTAGGCAGCTTGCCCTCTTTTTGCAAGCGTTCTGTAGTCGGTGCGTTGAGGACAAACGACCCTACACGGACACGGTGGTTCTCTGTGTCGGCAACTGTGGTGCCCTTTGCGTAGTTTTGGGGTGGACCGTCTACGAAGCCGGTAGACTGCACAGGGTCCTTTGAAGCCTCACCACCAAATGCAAACGGCGTTCCTGAAAAATCGTCGTAATCGTATGAGGGAGCAGAAAAATCTTGGCTTGTGCTGCCACCACTCCCGCCGGGATCAGATGGGTTAAAATCATCCTCTGTCATATTTGCGTACGGAGCAGCAGCCTCTGCCGCTGCAGTCATCGCATCGCCTTGATCTTGAATAACACTGGGATCAACGTATTGTCCTTGACCCGTTGTTACATAGCTTCCATATCCAGAACTACTAGGATCGCCGCCTTGAGTTACTGGACGACCAGATGAATCTGTTACGATGTTTGCGCTGCCTGCAGAAGCCATTTCTGCATCAGTAGATTCTGGTGTTGGCGTAGGAGATACCGCAAAATCTTTAGGATTCTCTGCTATCTCTCTTGTACTTAAAAGATTTCTAGTCAACTCCTTGCGCTGTTCTGCACTTAAGCCTGACGGCAAGACTCCCGAAAGAACAGAACCACCGAAGGGTCCGGGAGATACACCAATAATTTTTCCATCTAGCATACCCAGAGCATAGCCTACATTGCCTTCTGCTATATTCTTTTCAATATTCTCTAAATTTTTCTTGGATATAAATGATCCGGCACTAATAAGCGGATTAAATCCCAGCGGAGATATAGCCGCTCCTAGTTTTTTATCCATCCCAACAAATTGATCAGCAACACTCTGAGTCATTCCAGAGACACTCAGTGGGCCTCTGTATGGATCAGTACCGTCCGTCTGTGAATACGCATCAGAACCCGAAGATGAGTACGATGATGGGTCTGTATACCTTGTAATGCCAAACTTTTCATAACGACGATCAACTTCTTCATCGTCAAACGGACTAGGGGCCGCCACTGTTGGGCGCGTCACGCCGGGAGTCGTGCCGAATAATATGCCCGATGCAAAATCTTTTAAGGGAGAACTAGCCATCTCTCTGTGTTACCGCTGCCTCATAGTCCACCTTGAGGCCCTTGATCTGTTCCAGTGAAGTTATCCTCCCCTGCAGCCGGAACACTTCCAGTTCCGATTGTGCCGCCACCAACGCCCGAAGCGTCATCTGGATTTGCTCCCGGAGGTACTCCTCCAAGCTGTCCCACGCTTCCTTGTTCGCCACCAGCGGGCTGACCTTGCTGGCTTGCTTCTTGTTGAGCATTGGCTAGTCCTTTCAACATCTCTGCAAAAATCTGTGCCTCATTCATGTCGTTTACGAGGCTGTCCGGATCGATGTCCTGTGCTATGGCAAGTTCACGCATGAGGTTCGGAATCTTGATGAATGGTGCCAGCATCGGATTTGATACGGTCTGCAGCAGGGTGGTAAGCCTTTGACTGCGTACTTCCTTCTGCATCACTGCAGCTACACCACGAGGCTTAATCTCTAGGTCGCCCTCAATCTCCGGGGAAGACTCGTTGAACTGCATGTTCCACTGAAAGTATGCCTCACCCAGCGGCTTGAGAAGCTGGTCATCTATGTTTTTGATGACTGTCTTCAAAGACAAGCTGGCTCCACCCAAGAGCATGGACAGGCCGGATGCCGTGCGTCCCGTGCCGGTTACACCCGTCTGGCCGTGCATAATCGACGGGAGTCCCGTCTCTTCGTCAGCAAGCTGGCGGCTAATCTGATACATCTGGATGTTTTCAGGTGCCGTGTTTGGAAATTTGAGGCCGTTGATTGCCGTGCCCGTAACGCCTGACTGCCTACGAAATATCTTGCCGGGGAAGATATCCATATTCTGTCCCGGCACGAGGCTTGCTTCATCCACGTCGAACACCAGATTACCGGCGAGAGCAAGGTTGTCGATTGCCATACGAACGTGACCGTTCATCAGCATCTGGGCGTCTTCCATGTTCTCTGCTACGCCAACGCCCCACACTTGATAGGGATTGATTTCGTATGGAAAGACTTGGTAGGGTATGCGGGCCGGTGTGAATGGGTTGAGGACACAGCGAAGGATCATCGTCCCACACGCCCAAACATTTACCTGTACCTGCTCAAACTCACTCATGTCGCTAGGAACATCTAGGCCCGCTTCTCGTGCCAATTTAGCATCTAGGAAGCCCCAGTATTCGAGGACTTCGTATCGGCTGTCACCTACGTAGGGTTCTGTCTCTTCTTCACGAATCGTATCTTCGTAGTATTTGTCTTCGTAGTTAGGACCCTTTGCAAGACACTCTTCGATGACATCCGCGTAGAAGTGTGGCTGTGTTATCAAGTTACGAAGCTGCTGCCGATTCATGCGGTGACGTTGAATTACGTATTCGCAGTCTTCAATGCTTGTAGCAGAGGGGTCTGGGTGAAAGTCCCACGGAGACACATGCTCAATACGAGGAACAATACGCTCGTAGGGACTGTATGTGCGCCCCTCTGGGCCGCTCTCCCAGCGGTGTACTCGTTTGTAGTGATTGAATGGCCCCTTGACGATTCCCGTGCCCAAGAGTGCAGACTCGAAGATAGCACTGCGTAGTACGTTCACTGCGCGAGTGTCGAGAAGCTGATCGTGAACCATCTTCTCCATGTTGAGTGCAGCAGTCTGTGCGGGACTGATCTGAGGTTCGCCCATACGTGCAGGGCCAGCAGTCAGGGGAGCATCTCCATACTTAGCCGCTAAACCTCCCAAAAAATCCCCTGATGGTGTGGCTTGCGTAGCACCAAACGGCATATCGCGTCCGTCGCCTGCAAACCCAAAGGGTTCTTCCTGTGGCTGCATCTGATCTAGGGGAGTTGTGAGATGAGCAAACTCCGATATACCCTCTGGTATGGGAGTAGGCTCTATGA